GGCATTCAAGGTCGCAGAGGCCGCGCTCCGGGGCAGTCAGTGGACAGTAGCGCTGGAGGACAAGGTGCTTCTGCCAAGCGGGCGCACCGGGACGGTAACGTGCGTCCAGGACAACCGCAGCGGACGCTGCCCTCACTGGTATGTGGAGGTGAGCTGATGGCCAACCCTCTGCTGAAGATCAACCAGCCCGCAGATGTCAAGCTGGGTCAGAAGGGCAACCTGAACCTCGGCATCTGCTGGAAAGCAGACCTCGCCGGGCAGTACACAGAAGCCTTTGAACGCCTCCAGAAAGAGGCCGATGGTGAGTTTGTCCGGCTGGTAAAACCGTACATCCCCCTGCGCACCGGCGCTCTGGCAGGCAGCACGAACGATCACACCGTTCTTGGCAGTGGGCAGATCGTGCAGGCCACGCCCTACGCCGCCGCCCAGTACTACCGGCTGCCCTGTGGCCGGGGCGTGCGGGAGGACGGACGAGGCCCCCACTGGGGCGAACGCTGCGTCAATGACCACGGGCAGGAGTTCATCTCCTTTGTCAAGGCCAGAGCGCAGAAGGAGCTGAAATGAACGAAACCAAGACCCCTGACATTCAGGCCATGCTGGAATGGCTGGCCTCCTGCCCGCTTGCCGCTTCTCTGAACGACGGCGATGTGGCGTTCTCCATCGACTATCTGGGCGCAGAGCCCTGTCAGTTCTCCCTGGAGAGCACCCCGACCGCGCCGATTCTGGAGCAGTACATCAGGGGCAGCTTGAGGGCCAAGAACTACGTCTTGGCTTCTCGGATGAGCTACACCCAGAACGTGGTGGAGCAGGCCGCGAACAGCTCCTTCTGGGACGACTTCGCCGACTGGGTGGAGACGCAGACCTCCGCGCAGAACCTGCCCAAGCTGGCGGGTGATAAAAAGGCAGAGGCTGTGGTGTGCCTTTCCCCGGGGTACATCCTGAATCAGGATGCCAACACCTGCCGATTCCAAATCCAGCTTCAACTTCAATACTATCAGGAAGGGAGATAACCCTATGACTGTTTCCGAAACCCTGACCGCGCTCAAGACCAAGAAGGGCATCGTGCCCAGCGCGGACTACACCGGCACCGAAAAGGCCGATGATTTCATCTTTGCAATCCAGACCGATGCCTCCACCCAGACCAAGGAGAGCGACTGGATCGTGTTTGCAGAGCGTGTCAAGGAGCACTCCGGCGCCCTGAACGCTTCCACCGAGGACACGCCCTATATCCGCTCCGGTACTGTCACCGAGAAGGGCGAGACCCAGCGCACCTTCTCCCTGAACGGCAACCGCTGCGTGGGCGACCCCGCGCAGGATTTCCTGCTCTCCCACAAGATCAAGTTCGGCTCCGGCACTGAGGTGGTTTTCCCTTATATCTACTTCAGCGCAAAGACCGGCAAGGGCGAGAAGGGCGCAGCTGCCTTTATTGTCACTGCCGATGCAAGCGGCTCCGCCAGCAACTCCGCAGGTTTTGCCTGCGACGTGAAGGGTGTTGGCGTTCCGGCTGAGTTCGACTACCTGACCGTAGCCGCAGCAGGCTAACCCGATTTTCAATGATTCATACAGCCCTCGTTCCCGGTGAACGGGGGCCCTTTTTGTAACAGGAGGATTCCCCATGACTATCAACGGCATTGAATTTGATTTTTCCACCCTGAACGCCAACGACGTGGATCGGATGCTGGCCGCACAGACCCGGCAGCAGGAACGTGCTCGGACGGAGGGCAGCCGCTACACCCCTGAGAGTGATTACCCTGCCTGGCTGCGCTTCCAGTGCCGCATCTTTATGGACTACCTGGACGAGGTTCTGGGCGAGGGGGCTTCTGAGAAGCTGGGGCTGGATGGCAGCAACTTCAATTCCTGCCTGACGGTCAGCAAGGCCTTTGCCAAGGCCATGGCCGCAGAAAAGGCCAGTGCCTGCGCGCTGATCCACCCCACCGAGGAGCGGGCGCAGGTTTCGGCAGCACAGGCCATCCCTGCCCCCATGAACCGTGAGCAGCGCCGGGCCGCAGTCAAGGCACATCCTGCCGTGGTGGATTTCCGGGCACAGGAAGCGGCAAAGGCCCCCCGCCGTGCCCAGCTGAAGGCAGAGCTTGAGGCACTGGACAATGCATGACCTGCTGACGGATGCCCTGCCCACTGAGTGGGAGGGCCGCGCCATTAACTGGGACTTCCGGCCCATGGTCTGGCTGCTGATCCGCACCCGCCGTGTTAAGACCGACGAGGACAGCGCCCGGCTGATCGCATCAGCCATCCCGCTCTTCTTTGTGGAGCCGATCCCGGCGGCGCAATACCCGGAAGCCTTTGAATCTCTGGTGCGTTTCTGCCAGGGCGGTGGCCCCGAGGAAGAGGAGCGCACCGGGACTGGCAGCAGCGACCCACAGGACGAGCCTGTGCTGGACTACCGGTGCGATGCCGACTACATCGTGGGGGCCTTTCAGCAGGCCTACGGCATCGACCTGACCGCCGACAAGGTGCACTGGTGGCGCTTCAAAGCACTGCTGCACGCCCTGCCGCCGGAAACGCCACTGGGCAAGATCGTGGAGATCCGGGGCAAGGACACCTCCGATATGGACAGGGCCGACCGGGACTACTACGAGACCCTGAAAGAGCGCTTCGCTCTGCCGGAGGGACTGAAGGGGGTGAAGCGGAACGAGACCCTGCAAGAGCACGAGGACGCTTTCCTCGACCGCTTCGGTTGATTCCCGCGCCCCGGTGCCCTGCCCCTTCTGCGGCAGAGCGCTGCCCGTGTGGGCGGCTCCCGAGGCCTGCGCCCACGGTTTGTGGGTAAAATGCAAAAACCCCGCATGTAAGCGGGAGGTAGAAATCAAGTTATAGCAGCCTGTGCCCCTGTGCCCGCGCTCCGAATGAGAGGTGGACACAGTGGCAGATTACAGTATTACCGGCGATACCCGGCTGGACGCAAGCGGCTTCAACAAGGGCCTGAGCGCAATGTCGGTAGCCGCAGGCAATTTGATCTCCGGGCTGACACAAGCTGCCACCGGAAAACTGACAGAGCTGGCCAAGACCTCTGTCGGTGTCGGCATGAGTTTCCAGTCCTCGATGTCCCAGGTGGCTGCCACCATGGGCGTGGGTGTGGATCAGATCCAGAGCCTGACGGACAAGGCCAAGGAGATGGGCAGCACTACAGCGTTCACTGCTACACAGGCAGCGGACGCTCTGAACTATCTGGCGCTTGCTGGCTACGATGCCAACAAGGCTGCTGAGGTGCTGCCCAGCGTCCTGAATCTGGCCGCAGCGGGCGGCATGGATCTGGCTTATGCGTCCGATCTGGTTACCGATGCTATGGCCTCGCTGAACCTCGAGGCCAACAAGCAGAATGTGGACGAGTTCGGCAACAAACTGGCCAAGGCGGCCAGCAAAGCCAACGCCAACGTCAGCCAGCTGGGCGAAGCCATCCTGACGGTGGGTGGCACCGCCGCCAACCTGAAGGGCGGCACCACCGAGCTAACCACCGCACTGGGCCTGCTGGCCAACGTCGGCATCAAGGGCGCTGAGGGCGGCACCCATCTGCGCAATATCATTCTGTCCCTGCAGTCCCCCACCGATGATGCCACCAAGCTCATGGAGCAGCTGGGCTTGCAGGTATACGACGCGCAGGGCAACATGCGCGGCCTGGACGACATTCTGACTGACCTGAACGGCTCTCTGGCTGGATTGACACAGGGGCAGAAGGACAGCGTCATCAACGCGCTGTTCAACAAAACCGACCTCGCGGCTGTCAACGGCTTGTTGGCGGCGCAGGGTGAGCAGTGGGAGTCACTGGCCCAGCAGATCGACGCAGCGGGCGAGGCAGCCGGTGACTCCGGCGCTATGGCCCAGATGGCAGAGACACAGCTGGATAACCTGCAGGGCTCCGTCACCATCATGCAGAGCGCCCTGGAGGGCCTGCAGCTGGGTATTTACGACTATCTGGAACCCAGCCTGAACGAGGCAGCCAAGTGGGGCTCCGAATGCTTCTCTACCCTGACAAAGGCCCTGTCTGAGGGCGGCCCCGAGGCGATGCTTCAGGCAGCGGGTCAGATCATCTCCGATCTGGCCGCCAGCGTTACCGCACAGCTGCCGGGGTTGGTAACCTCCGGCACAGAGATCATCGTTCAGCTTGCAGAGGATATCGTAGCAGCTACACCTGCAATGCTTGATGCTGCTGCCGGTGTGATGGCTGCACTGGTACAGGGCATCGTTGATAACCTTCCCTCGTTGATTGACAGTGCCACAAAGGTCATCGTTCAGTTCACCCACTATCTGTCAGACCATGCAGGAGACCTGATGGATGCGGGCATCCAGCTGCTGGAACAGCTCATCATCGGCATCACCGACAACCTGCCCCAGCTGATCACAGCAGCAGCGGAATTGATTGCAAAGTTCTCTGCCGCGCTGATCTCCCATCTGCCCGACCTTCTGAACTGCGGTGCGGCTCTTCTGACCACACTGGTGGACGGCATTCTCCGCAGCATTGAGAATCTGGGCGAAGCCGCCCTTGCCTGCATCGCCAAGCTGACCGGCGTGTGGGACGGCAGTATGGATGAGTGGGGCCACATCGGCGAGAACATCGTCACCGGCCTGCTGAACGGCATCACCGGGATGTGGGACACGCTGGTGTCCACAGTCAAGGGCAAAGTCAGCGGCATGGTGAGCACCGTCAAGAATGTGCTGGGCATCCACTCGCCCTCGAAGGTGTTCACTGAGATCGGCGAGAATGTCACGCAGGGCCTTGTCAATGGCATCAACACCGGTGCACCCGCCGCACAGGAAGCCGTCCAGAACATCGCCCAGACCCTCAACAACTACGGCCCGGATTTTGCCACCGTAGGGGCCACCATCACGGAGCAGTTCCGCACCAAGCTCACCGAGGGCTGGGCGCAGATCCAGTCTGACATCCAGACGGATGCGCTGGGGGCCATCGAGACGCTGGCAACGGCCCTCAAGGATGGCGACCTCGAGAGCCTGGGTCTGTGGGCAGCCAGCTATTTCTGGCAGGCCTGCACCA